GCCAACGCAATGGCCCTTGCCAACACCGCCACACCGAACGCCGCCCCGGTTGTAATTCCAGTCGGGGCAACCGCCGCACTGGGTGGCACTACGGTCAGGCTACCCAACGCTTCGCCGGTTGCAATGCCAGCTAGTTGCAGATAGGCCAGCCGACTCAGCACTGTTGCGCCGAACGCCTGACCGCTGGCAATGCTGGTCATCGCAATAGCCTTCGCTAACGCTGCGCTACCCACAACCTGTCCGGTCGCAATGCCAACCGGCTGAATTGCCACGCTTCCCCGCGCAACAGTCAACCCACCCAGCGCCTCCGCACCGGCTAGGCTGGCGAGTAGCAGTCTCACTGACTTGGAAAGCGTTGTCGCTCCGAAGGTTACGCCCGTGGCGATGCCCGGCAACGGCAAGCGCAGGTCAACCTGGGCTACTCCAGACTGGTAGGCGCTGGCAACCCCCGGCAACCCAAAACGCTGGTTGAGTTGCGCCACGCCAAACGCCGCTGCGCTCTCCACACCAGCCAGGGGTAAGCCCAGGTTGAACTTTGTCACCCCTACAGCCTGAGCAGTTGCGATCCCACTGGCTAAAATGTTCTGGTTGCCAAAATGCACCCGTTGACTGGACGAGGCAAAGGCGCTGGCGATGCCAGCCGGTGCCAGACGCAGGTTGACCCGATGCGCACCGGCTGCAAAGTCACTGACGACACCTGGCAGTGAGATGGGCTGCCCCAGGTTGACCACGCCGAACATCAGCCCGCTGACAATCCCGCCTGGCATCACACGCAAGTTGAGGCGATGATCGCCGGTATCGTAGCTGCTGGTGATGCCCGTCAACGCCAACGCCACCGAACCTCGCTGCACCGTTAGCGCTCCAACCGCCTGCCCTGTGGCAATGCCGGTGAGTAGGAGGCGGAAGAGGCCGCTGAGTGCTGGCGTTCCAAAGGCTGCTGTCGATCCGATGCTCTGGACGGGCAGAAGCCTTGTGCTTGGCACAACCGTTGCTGCTCCTAGCGCCTGAGCGGTCACAATGCCACTCAGGATAATCGAGCGGTTGAGCTTAATAGTACCGAACGCCTCGCTCCCGGCGATGCCAGTAGCGGTTAGCGTGCGGTTGAATTTGGTTGTCCCAAATGCTGCCCCACTGGCGACACCAGTAAGCAATACCTGCTGATTGATCTGATATGCGCCGAAAGCTTGGCCCGTACTGATGCCGCCCGCCCCAGCCACTACCACCGAACCAGTAGTGATAGCGATTCCGCCTACGGCCTGACCGCTAGCGATGCCAGCCGGGGCCAGCACCAACACCCGATACAGGCTGGCTGTACCGAAGGCGGACGCTGATGCAACGCCGGTCGGCAACACGTGGAGGGTGGTTTTCAGCAGGCCGAACGCCGCCGCCGAAGCAATACCCGTCAGGGGCAAGCGCAGATTGAGCAGCGGCGCACCCAACGCCTGCCCTGTAGTGATGCCCCCAGCCCCGGACACAATCTGGGCGGCCACACTGATTACTGGTGCGCCTATCGCCTGCCCACTACTGATGCCAGTCGGCAGAATGCTAACCGCTCCCGTGGCAATGGTGGACGTACCCACTGCTTCGCCACTGGCAGTGTCACTCGCAAACAGGTTGCGATTGATTTTTAATGTGCCGAACGCTGCGCCTGTTACTAAGCCAGACAGCAGCAGACGCAGGTTGAGCTGCGGGCTGCCCAGCGCTTCCGCCGTTGCAATCCCCGTGGGTGCCAGTGTCACCGCGCCGCGCTGTACAACCGTGCTACCCAGTGCTTGCCCACTGGCGATGCCGGTCGGGGCCACTGTTACCGCCCCGGTTGTCAACGTCGGGCTACCGATGGCCTGGCCGGTGGCGATGCCGGTCGGGGCTACCGTGTTTTTGAGTAGCGCCGTGCCAAAGGCCGCTGCTGAGGCGATGCCGGTCGGGGCAAGGCGCTGCACGATCATCGCCGTGCCAAAGGCCGCTGCTGAGGCGATGCCGCTAGGGGTAATCGTCAGCGAGCCGGGCTTGAGTTCGCTAACGATGATCGCCCAGTCGCCAGCGGTATTGAGATCCCCATCTGCACCCAGCGTAACCGTGCTGGGTGACGCAACGCTCTCATACCACACGGACGAAGTGGTGATGTCGCCACCAGCACCGGTAGCCAGATTCAAGCTACCCACCGCATTCTCGCCACCGGGCAACGAGAATGTACGTTGACGATATGCCCCAAAAGCCACACAGACAGCATCATTGTTGCTGGTCGTGATGCTTTTCTTCATGTTCACATCGTCAGTAACCGCGGGGCCGGCGTCACTGACGGTCTGTTGAAAAGCACCGGAACCGTTCGTTCCACTCGTGGCAACGCCGGTGGCTTTCCAAATGTGGACGTTCACCGGTTTGGTGTTCCCGGTGAACGTGATTGTAATCGCTCCTGATGACGGGGTGCTGGTGCTCAGCCCCCGAAAGCGCAGCATTCGGAACTGCGTTTGCGCGTTGGTTATGTCAAGTTCGGTTGCCCACGTCAACCCCGTTCCGCTTACCGATGGCGTGATCGATGTAGTGCGCATGACCACATCAACCACCCACAGCTCATTGGCTGCCGGTGACTGCGAGGCTGTAGCAACACTATCGCCGGTCGTAACCGCGGCTGTCGTCACAGCCGAAACGGAAATTGACACTGCTCACCTATTTCTTGCGCTTGCCCACCGTGGACGGCTCGGTAATCTCTGGCTCGGCCTCAACCGCCGGCACATCCGCGGTCAGGTTGTCATCGTTGGCCGGATCCGGCTCCTTGCCAGCCTCCACCACATCCGGGTTAGCCGCCATGAGCCGAAGGGCTACCGCCAGGCTCTCCACCGGCATAGCCTTGCCCGGTTGTAGCCAGCAGCCAGCCACCCGCACCGGCACCGGGCCGTTGTTCAGGATGATCACTTCGCTACCCCGTAAATCTTCAAGCCCAACGGGTTGCTATTCGTTACGTCGGCGTTGATGCAATTGTGCTGGCCAAACAGGTTGTACTGCTGGCCACCGCTGGCGTCGGCGGCGTTGGCGTTGGCGACCGTGGCGGTGTCCTCAAAATTGGCGTTGTTGTTCGACCATTGCAGCTTGATTGTAGTGGTGTTGACCGTGCCCTGGTCGATGATCCACTGCAAATCAACCTTGTTGAAATTGCTCAGGTCAAAGCAAACGCGGGTATCTGCGGTCACATTGCCGTTGAAAAATGTGACTTTGCTGTTGGTGCCGGTTGTAGCGCCGTAGCTGACCGGTGTGGCCGCGGCCAGGGCCACGTTTGCGCCTTGACCCGCGGGCAGGATGTAGAGGCTGGCAATCAGCGCGAAGAGCAGCAGGACGGCGACGAAGGGGATAAATTTGTTTTTCATAGTTCAGATCCTTGTGTTAGGTGTGGCGGCTGCAAGACCGCCACACGCTCATAAACAGGTCGGGTATCAAGCCGATTAGCTAATCACCATGTAAGCGGCCTTCTCAACCACCGGGCATTCCGTGCCGTTGAACTCCTCGGTGTAATACTGGTCAGCGGCCACCAACTTCCCATTGCTGAAGCTGGGGAAGGGGCCGTAGATCGCCATCGCCTGGAAAACGCGGTGCATAATCAACTCGCGGTTCAGGGTCAGAATGTAGCTATCCGAGAATTCAGGAGTGGCGAAAATCGGCAGGCCCTTGACTGACCCGGCAAAACCGGCCGCGTTCAGGGTGGCGTTGTCAAAGCCCAGGCGGGTGAAGCCGTCCCAGTTGCTCAGGCGTTCGGCAGTGGTGGTGCTCATGACGAAGGCGGTCGGCACATAGAAGCGGTTGTAGACCTTCGTCTTGGCAACGCCCATCTTTTCGACCAACTGCGCAATCGGGTCACTGGCGCTGGCCCAGGTGCCGCCGCTGTTGTTGGCCTGGAGCAAACTAGCCGCCAGGGCGCGGTAGAGGATGCCCTTGTCAATGATGCGGCGGATTTCGCGCACCAGGTTGTTCAGTGTGCGGCCCACGGCATCGTAGCCCAGTTGGGAGCGGCTGAAAACCACGGCCTCTTTGGTGATCTGGACGGCCAGCCGGTCGGCGGCGATTTCCATCGTCATCGAGGAGAGGCTGATTTTGGCCCGCTCGATTTCGGTATTCTCGCCCTTACGAATGGCGTCGTAGGTGTAGTCAATCTTAAGGGATTGACTATCCGTGGTCGAACCGGCGGCCAGGGTCATGATTTTGCCGTTGGCGTAGTCGATCACATAGTCAGTGCCTTCGACGTAGGTCGTGCCGCCGCCGCTATTGGTCAATACCACCGTACCAGGGCGCAGGCGCTTGTAGGCCAGGGCTACCCAGACGCCATGATCGCCAGTAACAACCTCATCGGTGACAGTGGCGCTAGAGCCGGATTCACCGGCGTAGGTCTCGAAAAACAGTTTTTCCGGGCTGGCTGTTGCCACACCAAAATCAAAAATGTTGGCAGCTACCAGTTCAGGAAAAGCCTGCTCAATAATGGCGCGGGAGACGGTGTAGGGCAGGTTCAGATCGGTGGTGGTTTCAGCCTCGGTAAAGAGCTTGGACTCAGCCAACAGTTGTTGGCGGTAGTTTTCATCAAAGCGCTTCAGGACTTTGGCCGTGAACAGTTCCGCCCGCGACGGCTCACCATTGCCGCTCAGGATCTTGCGCATATCGCGGCGCTTGCCGGTTCCGGCGCGCACCATCGACTCGTTGACCTCCCAAGCGGGGCGGGTAAATTCGGGTTGGCCGGTCTCACGCTCGAAGACCGGGCCAAGCACCTGAATGTCGCCGTTGTGACCCATGCCCGCCAGGCGCATGGCCGCAACGATGGCGTCATACTCTTTAGTCTTGGCCTCGACCAACTTCAGCACATCCTCTGCCGTCTGCGGTTTGGCTTCGCGAATCGATTCAACAAAGCGCTCGTTGAGCTTGCCGTAGGGCAGATCCTTGCAGGCTTCGGTAACGGCCTTGTCGATGGCCTCGGCCTTCTGGCGTTCTTCGAGTTGAGCGGCTTTCTCGCTCAACTCCTTCAGGGATTGTTCCAGGCGGCCAGGGGATACGCCCAGTTGACC